CTTAAATCTTTACTCTATGAAGATAAAATAAAACAGATGGAAGAAGATATTACTCCTGTTGGCATTATTGATGAGACACCATTAGAAGGAAGCCACACTATATACGAAGATATGGTTAATGACCTGAATACATGGAAAAATCTCTAAAAAGCTTTAAGTATAAATAGAAACCTAACCGATTTGAATTACATCTTATAATGCAACTTATCAATCAACAATAACTGAAAAAAAAGGAAATAACATGAGTTTTCAAGTGTCACCTGGAGTCGAGGTAAAAGAAATCGACTTAACTAATGTAATACCTGCGGTATCTACCTCTATTGGTGGTTATGCTGGGTATTTTAATTGGGGTCCGGTGAACGAAATTTGTTTAGTAAGTTCTGAAAAAGAACTCGCTAATAAATTTGGTGAACCAGATGCCGCACACACCCAATCTTTTTTGACTGCTGCTTCATTCTTGAAGTATGGCAATGCATTAAAGGCTGTTCGAGCAACACACGCTGATCTAAAAAACGCAGTAGCTGGACCATTTGTCCAGTTTGACGGAAGTATCGATTCAATAACATTTGAAGGATCACCTGCTGCTTTTTCTAGTATAACTACTGACCCCGGTACATTAACACTGGTCGATACAGATACAGATTCTGCTAGCGCTACATCGCCTGCTGGTACTGGAGCAATACTTGTCCGTGAATTCGATGTACAAGGTATTACAGCTACTTCTGCTGCTAGCGTAACTGCTGGTAGTAAAATCACTGGAATTATTAGTACTGTCGATAATGTTGGCGCTGCTGTTACCGCTCGTACCGAAAATACAAGTGGTTACACAATTGGTACTAGTAATTATACCGTACTTGCCTCTGGCGGAGGAGCTTCCGGTGGTACAGGTGCAGAATTTACTGTTGCAGTTGATAGCGACGGTGCAGCTACAGTTACTGTGACTGCTGGAGGTAGTGGATATGCTGTAGACGACCAATTTACTATTGCTGATTCTGATTTAGGAAACGGCGGTGCTGCTGCTCTAACATTTGATGTAGCAGCCGTAGTAGCATCAGGAGTATATACTGCAGGAGATAGTACCGAGGGCGAGGATCTTGTAATCGGAGAACTTCTTGAAGTTTATACAACTCAAGATGACGAGACAAGTCCTACATTCCAACTTATAGTGGGTGAAACTAGTTCTTCAGATAACACAGCTACATTTACTGTTAACACTAGAGCAAGTGGATTCAATGTTGAGGATATTACATCCTTTACTGTATTTCCATCGAGTGTATCTGGTCTTAAAGTTTATCGCACAGTTGGGGGTGTTGAAACTGCCCTTGATGGTTTAACAGTTGATTATAATGTCAAAGTTGCAGATATTCATATCGACTCTGTAGGTGAAGAATACAATGAAAGCACTACTGAAGTTCATCTCAATGGTAATAAAGTAGAGCATGCGTTTACTTTTACCCAAGAAGATAGCGATGCAACTGAAGCTTCACTTATCGAGAACGAAGAGACATTTGAATCATTAGTTCCAACACCTACCACACTTCTCGGACGTCTTTTCGCAAGATATCCTGGAACTCTTGGTAACAGTCTAAGAGTGTATGTCCTTACAAATGCTAACTTTGGTACAGCACCTGCTGGAATTCAAGCACAGTTTGATGGACCTCCTGCACCACAAGCAACTGCTACTGATTCTGATGGTAATGCATTCAATAATCCTGACGATGGTAAGTCATTCGTTCACGTTTTAGTGATGGACGACACTGGTGATATTACAGGAACAGAAGGTACGGTACTTGAAAAATACGCATTTTTAGAACTTACAGAAGGCGCGAAGCTAGCTGATGGTACTAATAATTATTTCAAAGATATTGTTAACGAAAGATCAAACTGGGTGTATATAGCAAGATCCATTGCTGGTACTTTAAATCCCCCAGCTTCTGGATATACCTTTACAGGAGGCGTAAATTCAGGTGCCCTTGTAGCAGGTAATATTAATAGCGCGTTAGATATTCTAGCAGACGTAGAAACAGTCGATGTAAATCTTCTTTTCGCACAAAACGATGTAACTGGAACAACTATTTCTAGTAAATTAGCTACTGTTGCTTCTACTCGTAAAGATGCTGTTGCGTTTATCTCTCCTGCGATTAGTAATACATTTGGATCTACTACTCCACTAGATGACGTAAAAGGTGCATTTACTGGACTACCACGCGGTGTTGAAGGTTCATATACCTTCTTTGATTCAACTGCATTATACGTATACAATAAGTATGCTGATAATTACGTTTATATTCCTGCTGCTGGTCATATGGCTGGTCTTTGCGCTAAGACAGATGGTCTTGCAGAACCTTGGTTCTCACCAGCTGGATTTAATCGCGGAAGCCTATTAGGTGTTACTAAGCTTGCTTATAATCCTAAAAAAGCTGATAGAGACGGTCTTTACAAAGCTGGTATTAATCCAATCGTATCTTTCCCTGGTGAAGGTATCGTACTTTTTGGAGATAAAACTGGCCAAGCAAAACCAAGTGCATTTGATCGCATTAATGTTCGTAGATTGTTTATTGTTCTTGAAAAAGCAATTGCAACTGCGGCTAAATTCCAACTATTCGAACTGAATGATGAATTCACTCGCGCGATGTTTAGAAATATGACGGAGCCTTTCCTAAGGGATGTTAAAGGTCGTCGTGGTATTACTGACTTCTTGGTGGTATGTGATGAAACCAATAATACCGGTGAAGTGATTGACACTAACCGATTTGTTGCAGACATCTATATTAAACCTGCTCGCTCGATTAATTTCATTACACTTAACTTCATTGCTACTCGTACTGGAGTTGATTTCTCTGAAATCGTTGGTAAATAATTATAAATAAAGAAAGGAAATAACTATTATGGCTAACGTAGATGATTTTAAAGCAAAACTAATCGGAGGAGGCGCACGCGCCAACCTCTTTAAGGTTATTATTAATAACCCACCAATTGGAGCTGGTCTCGATACAGAGCTGCTATCATTCACATGTAAGGGAGCACAGCTTCCTGCAAGTGTTGTAGCTCAGATCGATGTACCATTTCGTGGTCGACAGCTAAAAGTTGCTGGTGACCGTACATTCGAAAACTGGACAATCACTGCCTTCAATGAATCCGATAGCGGAGTAAGAAGTGCAATGGAAAGTTGGATGAATAGCATTAATGAGCATGTGAATAATGTAGGTGTCGCAGACCCTTCATCATATCAAGCAGATCTTATTGTTCAACAACTTGATCGCTCAGAAACTGTAACAAAAGAATACACTATCCGTGGATCATTCCCAGTGAATGTCAGCGCTATTGATCTTAGTTACGATGCTAACGATGCAATCGAAGAATTCACAGTTGAGTTTGCTTACCAATATTGGGAATCCAATAGTACAAGCTAACTTATAAGAATAAATGAACTATCCCGCTGGGGCCTAAAAACCCCAGCGGGATTTTTATTATAAATATTATTATATGGAATTATTTGGATATCAGATCACTAAAAAGATAGGTGCGAAAGAAGCTAAAAAAGAAAAAGATGTAGTATCTTTTGCACCAAAACCAGAAGATGATGGCGTTGCATCTACGGTTGCAGCCGGTGGATACTATGGACAATACGTAGATCTAGACGGTACAGCATCTTCGAATGATAGAGATCTCATAGTTAAATACAGAGAAGCATCTCAACAACCCGAATGTGATTCGGCGATCAGTGATATTGTTGATGCTGCTATTGCTTCTGCACACCAAAGTGCACCAGCAAAACTTGATCTGACTGATTTAGATCAAGGTGATAATATAAAAAAATCAATCACTGAAGAATTTAATAACGTACTATCACTTTATAAGTTTAATAAACAAGGTGAATCTTTCTTTAAGAAATGGTATGTTGACGGACGTATATATTTTCATGTAATTATTGATGATAAGAATCCGAAAAGGGGAATTTTAGAGTTACGCCCTGTTGAATCTCTCTTTATGAAAAAAGTAAAGGAGGTTAAAAAGATAACTGATACAAAGACAGACGCCACTGTGCAAAAGATAGTTAATGAATACTATGTATACTCAGAAGACTATAGCGGTACTGGCGCAGGTGTTGTAGGAAAATCACGAGAAGGACTTTCAGGAGTTAAGATATCAAAAGAAGCAATTATTAATGTAACATCTGGTCTTTTAGATGCTACACAAAAACGAGTAATATCATATTTACACAAAGCATTGAAGCCTGTTAATCAGCTTCGAATGATGGAAGATTCGCTGGTGATGTATCGTTATTCACGCGCACCCGAGAGGAGAATCTTTTATATTGATGTAGGTAATTTGCCAAAGGGTAAAGCAGAAGAATACGTACAAGGTATTATGAATAAGTATCGTAATAAGCTTGTTTACGATGCTTCTACAGGAGATATTAAAGATGATCGTAGACATATGTCTATGCTAGAAGATTTTTGGCTTCCACGTAGAGAAGGAGGAAGAGGTACAGAAATTACTACTCTTCCAGGTGGAGAAAACCTTGGTCAGATTGATGATATTCTATTTTTCCAAAAGAAGTTATACAAAACATTGAACGTTCCTCTTACACGACTTGAATCAGATGACTCATTTAATCTTGGAAGAGCAAGTGAAATATCACGAGATGAAGTAAAGTTCCAAAAGTTTATTGATCGCATTCGTAAAAAATTCTCAAATATATTGGTTGAAGCACTTCGTATTCAACTTATTCTTAAGGGAGTAATCACTGAAAGCGATTGGCAAGAAATTGGAGAGAAAATCAATATTGACTTTATTGAAGACAATTACTTTGCTGAGCTAAAGGAGTTTGAAATCATGAAGGAAAGATTGGATATGGCTTCTCAAATGGAAGACTTAGTT